ATCTCCTGGTCCCCAGTGTTCACTAACAGGCCAATGGTGTTGCCCTCTACATGAACCCGTGGGGAGGTGTCCATGAATGGCGCTACCTCATACTTCCAGGTCTCAGCCGTTCCTATCACCGTCCGCTCCAGCACCAGAGGGGGGTGCGCCGGGTGGAGCAGGAACAACTTATTCTCCATCTGGAAATACTGAATGTCTTGCAGTTCGGAATCCTGCGGCGGGGGGCCGTCAGCCTTCAACTTGTAGAAGGTATTGTACTTCGTGTTGTCTGCTGGAGAGACCGCCGGGATGGGGCCGTGCGCTTGGTCGTCAGCGAACCCGATGTAGGAGTAGCCCTCCAACACCTTCAGAGTGGCCAGGGTGTCAGTCTCGGCCACCTTGGTAAGAACCACCATGTACTTGCCGCCCGTTGTGGTCTCGTAGGGAATGGCTATTGCCTCGCCACCCAACAAATCATTCCCAACTTCCGAAGCGTCTGGCTGGTAGTCGGAGAACTTGACGAAACGGCTGCCGTAGCGCTTCTGGGCCGCGCCATAGGCTGTTATGAACGCATTGAGCATCGTCTTGGCGCCGCTTTGCACCTGGGGGAGGCTCGCCCTTGGGAAGGCGCGAGGACTCATTTCCCCAGAACTAAAACTCTCCTGGACCTGCCATGCCATTAGTACCTGCTGTCAAGTATTGGAGTGGTCTGGAACATCTGCGGGGTGCCCTCTTGCCCGTCCACCCCCTTGGCGTCCATGAGCGCCTTGTTTGCTCTCTCCTGAAGGAGCGCAATATCCTGTTGAGACTTGCCGAAGTTGGGGGCGGCATGGGCCGCCAGCGCCACTCCCATTGCCCATTTCGTCATCGGTGATAACAGGTCAATGTTGGCGTTACCCACATCAAACATATATTCCAACATGACAGTCCCCTCGTCAGTAAGAAGACAGCGCTTGAGGAGGCCATCGGCGTTCTCCACCACCTCGATCTCAAAGAGGTCGTGGCCGCCCGGTTGGCCGCTGGAGCCGTAGTTATGAGAGTCGGGCTGGAGTTCCTTGCCGTTGATCCTGAAGGCCCGCACATAGTCGTCCGGCAGTGAGTAGGCGTGGCTCCACCTGTTGCCTGTGGGGGAGGAGACAAACTCCACCAGTTTCTTGGTCCTCTTGGCGCCGTTCCAGGCGTGATCCGCTAAGAACATCACGCGGAAACCACCATCCCACACAGCATTCAACAGGTCGGCCTGCGGGCTGCCTTCGCCCGTGGTCTGGACCACCGTCACGCCTAGCACGGTCAATGCCGTGTTCCATACCTCTTCTACGCTCACGAGTTCTCCGTCCGATAGTAACTCCGGTGCCACGCTGCCAGCCCCGTCAATAAGAGCCAACTCATCCAACAACAACCAGTTCAACTGGGCGGGGGCGCTACCCTTCCCGTCTATAGTAGCCTCAGCGTCCCAAGTAGATCCAGAGCCATCCCCGGATGACCCCCCAGACATGGGCACCACAACCTCCACGATAACCATCGGACCAGCACCGTCAGCGCCTGCGTCCCCGGCACCACCCGCACCTATCGACAAGTCCGTCACCACCACTATGTCCGTGCCGCCTGTTATGTGAGCAAGAACCTCCTGCGTGATCTGGCCGTAGGCAGTGACCCCCGTCACCGCAGCGACAACGCCCTCCCCGTGCAGTTCCGTACCCGTGGCGCCAATAAGAGCCACCTCTAGCGCCACGCTCACTTCCACCGTCGGGTAACCCGTGTCGATGGCCGTGTGAACCACAACGCTCTCGGTATGCGTGACGGCTCCGCCCGTGGTCTTGGTGGCCACCGTGGCGTCACTTGCCGTTGCGCTATCAGAGGCGGTTGCGCTCTTGGTTGCGGCAGGCCGCTCAGTTGCCACCGCGTCCGAGGCAGTGGCTGAGTCCGAAGCCGTTGCCGCCTTTGTGGCGGCTGGCCGCTCCGCCAGGGCTGTGTCTGAGGCTGTGGCGCTGTCGCTGGCTGTGGCGCTCTTGGTTGAGTCCTTGTCCGCCACTACTGCGTCGGAGGCTGTGGCGCTGTCCGAAGCCGCTGCGCTCTTGGTAACTGCTGGGCGCTCCGCCAGGGCCGCGTCACTTGCGGTGGCCGTGTCTGAGGCCGTGGCCGACTTGGTTGCGGCTGGGCGTTCGGCTACTACCGAGTCTGAAGAGGTGGCGCTATCTGAGGCGGTGGCCTCTTTAGTGGCTGCTGGCCGCTCGGCCACCGCTGCGTCGGAGGCCGTTGCGCTATCTGAGGCGGTGGCCTCCTTGGTGACCGCTGGCCGCTCGGCCAAGGCTGCGTCACTTGCGGTGGCGCTGTCGGAAGCCGTGGTCTCTTTAGTGGCGGCTGGGCGTTCCGCCACTGCTGCGTCGGAGGCCGTTGCGCTGTCGGCGGCGGCCCTGTCGTAAATGACGCCCGCCCGCTCGGCCACCGCTGCGTCCGAAGCGGTTGCGCTGTCAGCGGCAGTTGCGCTCTTGGTAACTGCTGGCCGCTCGGCCAGGGCTGCGTCACTTGCGGTGGCCGTGTCTGAGGCCGTGGAAGAGTAGGTGGTGGCCGCGGAAGGGATTGTTACTGTTGAAAGACAGTCTAGGTTGACAACTGTACTGCTCTTCTCCGTCCATCTGGTCTGGAACTGCCAAATAGTTCCCGCCGCACACCCGCTGAAGTTGATAGCCACCTGCATTTCCGTAAAATCGTCACGGCTACTGCCGCTGAAGTTGAGAGAGTTGCTCCCAGCATATTCCTTCATAATCGCAACGAATGACTTCCCGGCAGTGGAGCCGCAGCGCCGCTCCACAGGCTGACCGCCAGAGTCAACCGCATTTGAGACTTGGTTGTTATTGTCGAGATCGTGTGGGACGCCGACGGTGCTGGCGACGGTGTATGGAATGACCGGAGGGCCACCTATCCCGGTGCTAGAGGTTGAGAGCAGGGCAAAGGAACCCTCCGGAATAGTTTTTTCTCTGTAGAAGATCCTAACTGGGTCGCCTGGGTCGAAGCGATTAGATCCATCCGCCGCTGCGTGACACAGGATGATAACATCTTCGGATGCCCCTAGCGTGTAGCCAGTGTCATTGGGAACGCCAGAGATTACGGTTCTGGTTGAATCAACAATGCGGTCGCCAACGGAAAATGTCATTAGGCCGTCCTCAGGGTGAAGCCGTTAGTCAGACCCTCGGCAACACCCCCTGATCCGTAGGTTCCAGGACCATGAACCTTGCTCTCCCTCGCCAACTCAGGTACTCCGCTAGCCTTTACAACTGCTCTAGAAGTCAGCAGTATTTCAGCAACGATGGTCGTGTCGAGCCAACGAAAACTAATATACCCTGCTTCAGTATCATCGAAGCGATCATAGGATTCCGTGATCGAATACCAGTTATCGTCAGAGTCTTGATAGGCAAGAGTGTAGGTGCCGTCGATTATCCCGTCCTTCACATCCAGATCAGACGGGAAGGTTGCCGGAACCACGGGCTTCGGGGTGGAGGCGGAAAACGGTTTTAGCAATCGTGCCTCCAAAAAATAGGGGGATGGAGAACTCCACGGGCCCCCCATCCCCCACGAGGAGGTGTGTCTTTTTAGTAGTGCTTCGGCCCCGCGCTTCGCTTCGGCTTTCCGCCCGCCTTCTTGGGCTTCTTCTTCGGCTTCTTCGGTTTAGGCATCAGGAGGCTGCCAGTTGGTAGGTGTAGCGAACATTGATGGTGTCGCCACCTTGCAGGTCCACATCGCTGGCACCAAGGTCTGCACAGGCCACCAGCCTGTTGAGCGAGCCAGCCGTGGTGCCAGCCCCCACGGCGTTATCGCCAGAATCTATGTCGTTGGTAAACACCAGCATCACACAAGTAATCACGAGCGTGCCCGTGTCACTGGCCGGACGCAACCAAGTGGCCCGGTCACCAGCACCGAGGTTGGTCACTGTGACATTTGGATCGACTATGGTGGGGTGGTTGATCCCAGCATCTGTAGCGATACCAAACCGCTGCCTCGTATAATCCGAAATGCCAGCAGCGGAGACTGCCACCTCGCCAAAGCCCGTTGTGGCTATAGCGCCCACATCTATGTCCGTATAGGACTTGGTCGTGGCATGGAGTGTCGGGGTGGTGGCAGTTCCGAGACCAATCATGAACTCATAGGAGGAGGTGGTTCCACCAGTGGTGGCAGTTCCGTATGTGGCTTCCCCAGTTAACCCGCCAGCAGATGCGAAGGCCTGGATGATTCCGTTGTCGCCGATAGCGGCCTCGTCAGCACCAAGGTTTTTTGCACCGGAACCAAAGATGTTTATCATCTCAACAAGAAACTCCGTCGTCGTGGCGTTCTTCACTGTGTTGCGGTAGAACTCCTCGCCGTTTTCGTGGTGTGCGGTGATGTGGAACTCGCCGCTCACCCCAACCATTCCCACTGGAGGGGGCGTGCCTCTTATCACTTCGATCTCGGCCTTGTCACTGGCCCCTGCGTTACTGTTCATCTGCCCTCCTTTAGGCCAGGGTGAGTTTGAATGTAATGTTCAATGTGTCCGCACTTGATACTGATAGGCTGCCGCCCCCAGTGAGCGCCGAGGTCGCTATCAGGGTTACAGGGGTTCCTGCTCCAAGTTCAGTGACCAGGAAGGCCCCCCAAACGGTCAACTGCGCCCTACCAACCACGGGTGGCCATGAGGACTGTTTGGCCAGGGCCGCTGGTGCGCCAGCAGTCACCGCGTCTGCGAGCCAAGCGATCCTCACATATCCTGTCGCAGTTTCTTCGGTCCAGCCGACATGGCTCGCCATTGTGTCTGTCACTGCAAGGGTGGGGTCGTCTCCAATCAGGCCCAGAAACAGCGAGGTGTCAGGGGTGCCCGGAGAGGAAGGCTTGACGAGGCCCAGGATGTACGCGGCGCCCTCGGTGGTGAGGGCGTTCTCGCTCGTTGCGGTCTGCTTCACCTTGCCGTCGGGACCGACCACCTCGTATGTCAGGTAGCCGCGCTCCTTCATGGTAGTCTCTGCTGCCGCGCCTCGCTCAACGAAAGCATTGGCGCTGGCTCCGGCACTTGCGTCGGTCATTCCATCAGTCCTCCCGTATTCTTAGTTTGCCCACCCCCAACTGGAAGGTGTCGCCAGTGTTCACAGTGCGAGCAACCTCCAACTCGTCCCAGTAGAGCAGGTCGCCCGTGCCGTCGAAAGTGTTCCACACGCCAATGTGCGTCACGGTGGCAGTGGTGACCGTGGGGCCGCCAGGGTTGTCGAAGGTGATGTCGTCCCAGGTTAGCGGGATGCCGTTGGTGATCTGCACCGCGTTCGCGTTGCCGGGAACAATCGCCGGGGCGGTCCACTCGGTTCTTTCAATCGGCACCCTGGCCATTAGCCACTCCGTGCCGTCTACGGCTGTCGTCACCGTGCCATCGTTAGCGGGGCCTGCTGTGAGTAGGTTTACATAGACGGTCCCGAATGTACCAAGCCCTGACGCGGAGGTAAACCGAGTCAGTGTCTCAGCGCTAATCGAGTTCATCTTCCCTGTCACAGCAGACCCCCACTCTTACCTATGCTGGCTCGTCCTTGCACGCCACGCGCACGATGCAGTCACCGTCCATGCGTAGCCCGTTCATCCCGATCTGGTGCCACATTTGAAGGGCATACCCACGCTCGGGAATCTCGTCGAACCGGATCTGCATTTCCTGGTTCATGCCGAAGATGCCGCACTGCTCGGTGTAGAAGTACACCCAGCGAACCGGAACATTGGCCGCTGTGGTGCCACAGGCCACAGGCGAGGCCTCATTGATAACATCGAAGTCGGTGACGGAGATGGTGGAGGCGGAGGTGTTATCAGTTACGGCTTGCGGCAGTTCGTTGGTGATCCTGAACTCAAAGCCCATGAACTTGAAAGCCTCCCCGCTCGTGAGCGGCTTGCCGTCATTGAAATCAATGCTGGTGAAGCGAGTGTCAGTCGAGTCGGACATGAGACTGTAGAAGTTGTTCGGGTGACACAGGCAAATGTAGCGTGTGCCGGGCATGAGTGCGTTGTTGGCGTCAAGTTTCTGCCGGGCACGGATGAGTTTTTCGATGTTCAACTCAGTCACGGTGCCAACAGAAGCAGCGCCAGTGCCACTGCCAGTGGCCGGGATGATGACGGTTGGTGGGGTGGTGCTGCTGTCGTACTGGGTTGCTGCGTCGAGAACTTGGGCGGCGCCGTCGGCTGTGCCAACATATTCCACACCAGCGGCATTCCATGAGCCTGTGTCGATCACCCCGGTTGCCGTCACCTCGAAGAGGGGGGTGGTGGCGGTTGGGTGACTGATACCATCGACCGCTTTGCCAAGGTTGCAGCCAATCTCAAGGCCCTCGGTTGCGAAGCCAGCCCCACTGTAGTCACCAACCGCAGCCGTTGCTCCCTCGCCAGTGTTTTGCATATTGTTGGTGAAGGCCACCGTGGCGTTCGTGGTTATGCCGGAACCAGTTCGCTGCT